CGGAACCTGCTGGCGCATCGGCTCACCAGCGCGGAAGTAGTCGAACTCGAACTCGCTGCTCTTACCCGCGAAGGCGCCGAACGGCTCCCCCGCGCGGAAGTAGTCGAGTTCGTTTGGGTTAGCCGCAGAGGCCATCAGGCCACCGAGAACGTGTCGAAGATCGTCTTGCCGATCCCCGAGGTGTCACCGGCAATCAGGCGTACCGTCACGATCCCAGCCTGGGTCGGGTCAATCGTGATCGACTGCTGCTCCCAGGCGTTACGGGCCAACGAGTCGAAACTGACCTGGACGTCTCCGACACCGACCTGGCCGCCCTTCACAATCTGAAGTTGCGGCAACGGGCCTGCATAGTTCGAGTCGAACTGGCAGTAGACACTGATCGTGAGAACGCCCGCGTCTACAGCAAGATCGAAATCCTGGAATCCGTCGCCGACCACGGAGATGGCGTTCGCGCCAGTGTGAACTGTCCCGGTTTCCTTGCCGAAGTTGTTGCCCGCCTGGAACGCGCCCGAGTCGATCCGGGTCGAGAGGGACGGGCGCGGCCCGGCTCGGCCGTCGAGCGGGGTCTGCGAGCCGTCCGCACCGAACACATAGGGAGCCAGTGGACCGCCCGCGATCGGCTCGCCGAACACCCGAGACTCCGCGCCCCAAACCCGCTCCTGCCCGAAGTAGAACAGGGGCGCCCATGACGCGTCCGCGAGGTTCTGAGAGTGAGGCCCGGCCGTCACGAGCGTGTTCGCTACCCGGTTCGTGTTCATGTTGTAGTCCTCAAGGATCTGCCCGGCAACGGCCGCCGTCAGGAAAGCCTGATTGCCGCCGTACGAGAAACAGTTCTTGACGAGACACGGGACCGTCGTCGACGAGCCGGTGACGTTCAGGAGCGCCGGGCCGAGCACGGAGGCGTTGTAGATCCGGAGGCCGCCGCCCTTACCGGTGCCGGAGCCGCCCGAGATGACGGAGATGGCGACGGTGGGGCCGAGGAGGTGCGAGCAGTTCGTCATGGTGATGTTGAAGTCGTAGTCGGGACCGGCGCCGAGCGTCGCGGTGATCTGGATGTGCCCGCCAGCGGTCGCGGAGATGACGTCGACGCCGCCGCCGATGAAGAGGCACCGGTCGAAAAGCCAGTTCATGTTCGAGCCGTATGCGGCACCGATAGAGAAGAACCGGCGGCCCGCCGACGACCCTTGCTGGAACGCGCAGTCGCGCCACGTCACGTTGACGCTACCGGCGGTGTTCGCGAGGATGTTGACGTTCGACGAAGCCTCACCGCCGACGCAGTACAGGTTCGCGAACGAAAGGTTCGGTTTGCCGTTCAGGTCGATCAACTGGTTCAGAGACGGAGCGGTACGATCACCGGCCGTGTAGGCAGTCCACTGCACCATCCCGACGTCGCCGGTCATGGCCCCCGTCACGTCGCCGAATATCTGCACCAGGCCGCCGACGGGCCGCCAGTTTGCCCCCATCGTCGACGAGAACCGGTACACCCCGGCGCCGACCCAGACGGTGTCCCCGGCCCCTACCGGGCTGTTGGTGTCGCCCGTGATCGCGCTGTCGGCCCATGCCGCCCGAGGGTCAGCCCAGGCGCCGCCGATAGCCCACGTCTGCCCGGACGCGGACAGAGTGCAGGCACGGTCGAGGATCACCGTCGTTCCGTTCGTGACGGACACGATCTGGTGGCGGCGAGCGGTGGCGCCTGTCGAGATGCAGATGCCGCGACCGACGTCGGCGGAGGTGAATGCGGCAGTCGCCGACGTGAACGTCGTGGTGTTGTTCGCTACGCCGTCCGTGCCTGACCGCAACGCCGTCAGCGACTTGTCCGACCCGCCGTTGTTGTTCGATCCTCCCGCCCGGACGAACCAGTTGTCCCCGAGCGGCGTCGCGGCGCTGGTCTGCTGCGCCCGCGCCCCGGCCGCCGCACCGAGAACGTCGGTGGGGCGGAACGGGGTAGGCGGAAGGATGAACCCCGGTGCGAGCGCGGGCTGGTTCGGCCCCGGCACAGGGTCTCCTTAGTTGATCGAAGCGAGCGTTCGCAGGTGGTTCGTAAGCTGCGTCGTCGCCGTGCCGACGGAGAACTGCGCCGTTACCGACAGCGCCGAAGCAGCGACCGTTGAGAGCGACGAGACAACAGCCGGAACGTTCGCGCCTCCGGCGGTCATCGTGTAGATCGACTGCGGCGCAGAATCGGCCGCGACCGGCACGTCGTTCAGGAACACCTTGCCCATGCAGTACGCCGAACCTGCCGCGCCGATGGAGCGCCAGCACAACGTCGCCTGCAGCGAGCCGGTGTAGTTCGACCGAGCCGTCGCGGAGAGAGCGATGGCGGCGGTGGCGGCGAGCAGGGTCCCGGCGACTCCACCCCAGCGGATACGGAACGTCAGGGTGCCCGGCGTGGTCACGACGTTCGACACATCGAACTCGCACTCGATCTTGAAGTACGCGCCCGAGTAGATGTGCGGGTCGTTCGCGGCGAACGTGTAGTCCGGCGTGATGATCGCTTCGGCCGTCGAGTTCAGGATCTGCGTGCCGTCAGCGATGTCGGACGCGAGGATCTCGAAGAATCCCTGCTTCGTCGCGTTCGGGCCGGAACCACGCGGATGCGCTCGCGCCCGGTCGAGCTGCTCAAGCACCGATACGGGCAACCGCCCTTCCGCATAGGCGTCGTTCAAGTAGTCGCGGTAACGGTTGGCCTCGACCGGCTTGCCGGTACGAGGATCGAGGATAAGTCCGGGATTCATCATGCCTCGCTGCTGGTCAGGCCGGAGGGCTGCACGACAGGCGTGTCGAGCGGGTTGATCGCCGTCGACGTGATCGACCCCCAGTAGATGATGTTCCCGGCACCGATGGTGACCGAGTCCAGGACGACATAGAACGTTGCCGTCTGGAGCGTCCCTGCATTCGTCGGGAACGTGATCGCGGTCGCGTTCGTGATCGCCGCCCCGGCCGTCGACGTCGGGAAGTTCGTCGTGTTCGCGGTGACCGTCACCCGTGTGTAGCCGGTGTACGACGCCTCACCCGAGGTCGCGCCCGTCGAGGCCGCCGTGATCGTCGACGTCCAGAGCGCGTGGAAGCTCGAAGCGGGGAACGAAAACGCGGCGGCGTTCCAGTACGCGTTCAGCAGCTTGCTGGCGTAATACTGGGACTTGCCGGACGCCCAGACGACGAGGTCTTTCAGGCTGCGGCGGAAGCCCCGCGTGATGACGGCGCCGGGGCGCAGAGACGGCAGCCACGGCGTCTCGATGATCGCGCCGTCAGGGCAGAACGTCAGGTTGACGCGGTTGCCGCGCCGGTTGTGCCACTGGATCTGGTCGAGTGCGATCTCCACGTCTACTCACCCCTCCGCTTCTTCAGCATTTCCTGGATCGCCTCGTACTCGTTCTGGTCAACCTGCAGACCCGGCTGCACGCCGTCCTCCAGCACGATGTTCGCGAAGCGGCGATGCTTCCGCTCATGCCACGACCGGGTGTCCGCGTCCGTGGCGAGCCGGTAGCGCGAGTTGCCCTCGTCGTCGTCTTCGAGAACGAGCCGTTGGTCGGGAACCTCATGCGGGTGGGCGACCACGGCGGCGAGTTCGGCCTCGGCCTCGGCAATCGCGTCCTTGTCGCCGTTCGCGGTCGCGAAGTCAAGCTGTGCCTGCGCGATAGCGGTACGCCGCGTCTTGTCGGCCTCGTCCGTCTTGACGGTGTAGTGCCAACCGTCCATGTAGACGATCGGGCCGAACTCAGTTTCAGTCATCGATGTCCTCCTGGACGTAGACCTTCTCGCCCGTGACGGGGTCGAACTGGATTCGTACCTGCCGCGGCTTCACTTCCGCCGTGTGAGTGTGAACCTCAACCTGGGCGGGCGGCACGTTCACGACCGTCTCGGGGACGTTCACGACGACCGACGGTGCGGCCTGCTCCGGCACGGTGAAGTTCACGACCGGCGCCTCCGCGGCGGCGACATGCACGTCGACCTGGGGGGCGGTCTGTTCCGGCACATGGACGGTGATCTGCGCGGGTTCCACCCGCACATTCTGCTCCGGCACGTTAACGGTGATCGGGGCGGCGGCCGTTTCGGGTCTGAGCGCGAACTGGCGGAGCGCCTCGATGGCAGCCGAGGCGAGGATGTCGCCCTGCGCGGAGCCGCGCTCCTGCACCGCCGACGCGACGAGCGCCATGACGCCCTGCGTGGTCGACAGGTGCGCGGCCTCCAACGTTGCGAGCGCCGCTCTGAGAGCGTCTGTGTCCATCGTTCCGGCGCCGACACCCGGTAGATCACCCAGCGAGGCGATGAGGCTCTCAGCGGACGGTACGGTCTCCTGGACGGGTTCTGGCGGCGTCAGGTCTTCCAGCACGATCGGCTCGGCCGCGAGCGCGAGCACCTCGGCGAACAGTTCGTCGGTCACGCCCGCGTTACCGGCGCGCTCGGTCACCCACTTGGCCGGGTTCTCCGGGTAAACGACCTGCGCGTCCCACCATCCGTCCGGGAGCGCCTCGGCCTCATGCTCGAAGTTGTCGACCCCGTCGATCGCGAGCATGTCGTCCTTGATCGGGTCAGGGTCGGTCCAGTCACCGCAGACGTACAGCACCGTCTTCGTGTCTGGATTCCACGCCGTCTCGCCGTAGCCGCTGGCCTCATCCTGATGCTTCGCGGCGACCTTGGCGATCTGAACGCCTACGTCCTGCGCAGCCGCGGCAGACATGGAGACGACCTGCTCGGGTAGCGCCGCTTCGCCTTCGGCCTTCCGCGCGTACAACTCCGCAAGCGTGCCGCCCGTCTCGACGGTCTCGCCAAGGAACGCGGACGCCTCGTCGGCGGAGAGCGGCCCAAACTCCAACTGTGACGCGCAGCGGCCCGGACGGCTGACCGCCGGGTGCAACGTCCCGAGTTCGTCGTTCGTCGTCACGAGCGCCAGCACCCGCAGCCCCTGACCGATCATCCCGTCGACGACGTTGAGCAGCCGCGACAGCCCCTGACCGTACGACTCCTTCGCGTTCGCCGCGAGCAGTTCCCCGGTGTCTTCCAGGATCAGCACCCGCCACTTGCCCTGCGGGTCGCCTTCGCTGTAGACGTCACCGGTCGGCTCGTCGATCACGTCGTAACTGTCGGAGAGGAGCACACCGATCATGTAGGACGGGTCCTTGACGAAGAACGCGTCCGGGTCGGTGATGTAGTGGAACTCAGCCCACTTCGACCATTCCGACGCGAGCGCACGGAGCGCCCATGACTTGCCGGTTCCCGGTTCGCCCTGCCAGAGGATCAGTTGGCCGTCCCGCTTCGGCTCGTCCCACGACATCAGGTCGGCAAGTTCGGTGCGGACGGCGGCGGTGTAGTTGTGCTCGATGCCGTCCCACTGCGCCGACTCGATCTTCCGGAGGCGTGACTCGGGGCCGAACTTCCCGAGCGTCCAGAACGTGATCGGCACCTTCCCCTCCGTCGAGTTCAGGTAGGACGCCGGGAACTGCGCCCTGAACGCCCCGCACATCGCCGAGGCCGCCGCGCGGTCGTCTGACGCAACCTGGACGCGTAGCCACCCCCAGGAGAGCGACACGAGCGACAGCACGCCATCGGGGGAGCAGACGACGGCGCTCTCCCCGTCCCGGAACAACGTGCCTGGGATGTCTCCGAGACCGGCCGACTCGCACGGCCACCGGTCAGAGACGATCTCGTTGTGGTTCGCGGCAATCGCGAGGCTCAGGAATCTCCGCTCCGCGAGGCTGCCCTGCGTCAACTCGTAGTTCGAGACGACCTCCGGCTCGGCTGTCCCGGCGGCTAGAAGCGCCTCGTGGACGGCGCGGCGGCGTGCCCTCACGGACGGGTGACGAACGAGCGCCGGACGGCCGATGCTGACGGTGCTACCCACCGTTAGACCTGGCGGGCAAGCTCGGCGAACTCAGCATGAGCGGCCAACGCCTTGAACCGCTCCAACTCGACGGCCGACAGTTCCTCGTCGAACACCGGGATGCCTGCCGCGAGCAGAGCGACGACGTGCATCTCGCCGTCATCCCCGGATGCGACGAGGTGGCGGCTGTACGGGACGGGGAAGCCCGGCACGTTCACAGCCAGCAGCGCGACAAGTTCGAGGTTCCCGTCGATCTGGCGCCAGTCACCCGACAGCTTCGCACCGCGGAGCAGCGCGACCTTCTCGGCGGGCGCGTCCGGCTGCAACGCCCCGGCGACCCAGATGCCGTGCTCGTCCTCGCCACAGACGACGTGGGCGGCGACGGTGCCGGTGTGGTCGTAATGACGGGTCGCGTCCGCGGAGCGCATGTCGCGGTCGGCGTGGCCGGTGTCGAGGGTGATCTGTCCGCACGGCACCCGTTCGCCGTCCTCGCAGAGAACCTCGCCCAGATGGAAATACGCGTAGTCGGTGTTCGAGTGCGGCGGCGACACGCACCTGCCGGGCAGCCCGATGTGGCAGGCGGGGGAGCCGTTGATCTCCCAGACGGCTGCATGGCCGGACACCCGGCCGTTCTCGTCGACCGTCAGCGGGGTCGGCCCTTCCAACTGCGGGTCGTCGAACCAGGACGCCGGGGGCGCCTCAGCGACAAGACCGGCAGCGGAGGCCGTCAACGACGGTTCGGCGTCGTCGCAGCCACAGTCCTCGCCCAGCACGGCGGCGGGCGTCTCAGCGGCTCCTGTGGGCTTCGCGAACCATCCCGCGTCAGCCGTGACCGTCCAGCACATCTCGGACTGCGCGGATGCGACGAGTGACTGCCCGACCGCGATCTGTGCCTCACCGAACGCCGGGAACGGGCAGACGGTCGTCATGCCGATCTCGGCGGCCAGCACGACCGAGATGAGGTTCTCGCCGTACAGCAGGTCGAGCGGCGACACCTGGTCACGGTCGGCGTCAGGCTTCGGCGCCCACTCGCCGTCCTCGTTGAACCAGTCCGTCGACGGTGAGCGGTCCCACTTCTGAACCGCCAGATCGACCGACACACCGCGCAACGTGCGGTCGTCGACGAGCCGGGCGATCTCGGTGCCGTACTCCCCGGTGTCGAAAACCCCGGACGCGCGGATCAGACCAGCAGCCTCATCCCGCCATATCTTCTGGATCTGCCCGCACAGTTCGGCACCGACGTGGCCGCCCTCTGACGTGACGGTCATCGCCATCAAAGCGAGCGGGCCGTCATCGAGCCGCGGCCACGTGATCGAACCAGGGGCGAACGCGCGCCCGTCCGACGTCATCTTCCCCTCGGGGGCCAGTACGGCAGACCACTCGGTCGGGCCTGCCGTGCTCATCGACGGCTCGGGTGCCTTCACACCCGCACGCCGCCGCGGCAGCTTCTCGCCCGGCTTGTGAGCCTCCGGCAGCGTCGCGCTGATCGCGTCCGCGAACGTCATGCCGTTGATACCGGTGAACGTCATCGTCGCCGGGATGTCAGAGATGTTGTGCCAGCCGTTCTGGAAGGCGATCACGCCCGCGTTACTCGCGGCCATGTAGGCACCGCAGTCGCAGCCGGGAGACGAGCACGCACCGTCGTTGTCGTCGCCGCCGTGCATCCCGGCCGGATGCTCACAGTTGTCGCATGGAGCAAGAACCGCAAACCGGGCAGCGAACCTTGCCGAAAGTGCAGCAGCCTGCTTGACCCAGCCCTTCTCGATCGGCGTCCAGTCGGCCTGGTCGGAAAGCACCGGCTCCTTGTCGTCCCCGATCGTGAACGGGATCAGCCAGTACGACGGCCCATCGTCGTCATCATCAGACCCGGAGGGCGCGACGGACTCGGCCATGCTGGAGCCGTAGTTGCAGGCGATTGCTTTGTCCGCCGTCAACGCCACGTCGAGAACCGACCAGCCGTAGCCCAGCAGCGCTTGCAGATCGTCGGACAGGTCAGCGAACCCGTCCTCGTCGTCCCACACGGCGGTGCCAGCGGCGGGCGCGGCGGCGAACTCCTGCTCCCAGATCGCCGTCGCCATCGAGATGAGCGCAGGGTCGGCGTCAGGGCCGTGCTGCGCGTAGGCCATCGTGTGGGCTGCGGCGGAGGCGTCTCCCTTCCAGGGCGCCTCGATCTTGTCGTCTTCGTACTGCTTCGCGGCCTTCTCGTACAGCCCCTCGACGCGCGTCTTGATCGCGTCCGCGTCACTGCCGATGTCGGCACCTCCCCGCGCGCCCTGGAGCACCCCGGCGACCGCCGTGATGCCGCCCCAGTTCGCGACGAGTTTGCCGTCGACCGGCTCAGCGAACCCGAGCTTGAACTTCCCGAAGTCCTCAGCGGGGCCGTCAGACGTGTCCTTGTAGAGGAACGCCTGCCCGTACTTGCCCCAGTCGACCTTGTCCTTGTCGCCGGAGCCGTCCGAGGACGCCCACTTCGCGACGGCCTGCGCGGCGGCGGGGCCGTCCCACTTCGCGTCGCGCTCCCCGAGCGGGAGACTCGTGCTGCCGCTCGCTGCGGCCACCAGCGCTGCCGGGCGCACTGCCCGCATCGCTACCTGCCGCCGTTCGGTCCTGCGCCTACGTGCCCCGGTTCCTCTCGACATGATTCTCCCAAGCCCTTTCAGTCGGTGTGGCTTCTGCCGGGAATCGTAGTGCGGTGTTTTTTCGGGTCACGCGCGCGTTACTCCTCCTCGTACTCAAGCGGAATGTAGAAATGCTCGGCAAGCCACTCAACTGCCTCGGCGAACTCAAGTCCCTGAATCTCCTGGACGAACTGGATGACGTCGCCCCGCTTGCGACACCCGAAGCAGTAAAAGAGGCCCACATCCCCTGTACTCACGGCAAAGCTCCTCTTGCACTTTCCGTTGAAAGGGCAGAAGCCGACCCAGCGTTCACCTTGCTTTCTGAGAGCCGTCCGGTTGTCGATCAACTCCACAATGTCGACAACCTGCCGCACGACCATGACGGAGGAGTCCTTGATACGCGCCATCACCGGTCGCTCCACGGCTCGGGCATTTCCCCGTTCTTCACAGCGAGAATCCCGACTTGCTTGCCGTCGCGCCATTGGTTCATCGCCTTCAAGTTGTAGAGCAGCCATGTCTGGGGATGCTCGTTCGTCCGTTTTGCCATCGTAAGAATGGCCCATCTCCGATAGGTGAGAATAGGGTCTTTCGCGGTCAGCCCTTCGCCTGTTGATGCGAGCCGCCAGAACTCCGCCGCCGCTTCGGGGTCGACGCGCGAGTTGAGATACAGCGCTACGGCCACGGGCGTCCGTGGAATCCGTAGATTCACGTAGACAGATTTAGCGAGAGTGACCGCTTCTCGTATGCCGCCGTTGTCTTCTATCCACGTAAGTGCCTCTGACCGTGACGGCCAGTCTGTCTGCTTGAAACGATGGTGTTCATATCGCCATGCCATGTTCGCGGCAGCGGCGAGGTCTTTCGACGCTCCTTCGGTCCCGGTGACGTGCATGGCGTGCTGAAGCGTTCTCGACCTTCCCGAGTCGACGAACTGGATCGCCCGCTCCTCGTTCGGTATCCCGCGCACGACGACGGACTGGATAGCGACCCCGGATTCAACGATGGCCCAGAGTCGATGCTGGCCGTCTAGGAGTCTCCCGGACTCCCCGAAGATGATGGACTCGCCCGTGAGGATGTACTCGCCTTTGCTCATGTCCCTGGCGATTCTCGTTACGACTAGCTGAGCTACAGGACGGTTGAGTCCGTTCAGTTCAAGCCATTCCGCCGCAGTTTCGGGCGTGATGATTTCGATGGTCACACTGACGTCCGCCAGGTCGAGGGACGCCAGAAGATCACGGACTTCCAGTGAGGAAGATCGCGTCACGGGTGAACTCCTTTTGGTTAAAGAGGGTCGACCCGGCAGGTGTGTCAAGTATGTCATTGCCCGAACGAGACTGAGCATCTGCAGTTAGCTACCTGCGAGACGTCACCATCTGGATCACCGGGGTAGTTCAGCGCGAACCCGTCAACGTCGAACGCCTCCTCAAGAGCGCGCTGCTGACCGTCGAGGCCGTCCACGAGTTCGTGTCGCGGATACAAAGCTCCCGGAGCCGTCATCCAAGTCTTGGGCATCGTCGAGCCGGTCGCCTGCCCGACGAGTTGCGCCGACGTGACCGCGGCGCCGTTCGCCAAACCGGTCATCTCCGTATTTCCCGTGTAGACGCCGTTCGCGATAAAGTACCCGTACGGCGTGCAGAGGTTGAAGACATAGCCAGCGAACGAGACCAGTCGACTCGCGATCACGCGGTCCAACTGTATGTCTCCGGTCTCAGCGCGCGGGTGGTCGGGTCGGCTGTCGGCGTGGATAAGAGCGTCGTGCTGCGATGGGTCGACGCAGCCGGAATACCTCGTCGCACTCTTCAGGAGGCTCGTGCTTTGTTCTTCGAGAACGGCGGGAACGTCCATAACCGCCGAGACGACATTAACGCTGCCGATGTGATCGAACGCTTCAACTCGGGACGGGCGGTGAAAAAGATCGCCGGGGATCTGGACACGAGCGGAATTGTCATCCGACGAATCCTGCTCGAAAACGGGATCACCCCTCGAAACCCCGCAGAAGCAGGCGCTCTGGTCAATCGCCAGCAAGCCTCCGCACTCCGCGCAGAAGGGCGAATGTCCCAGTACGTCGGCTGGGGCGAAGACATCATCGCCGAGATGCTCTCCGAGAGGGGCGAACATCCCGAGCGACAATTCCCCGTCGGGCCACGCAATCTCGACCTCGCCCTCATGCCCGTCGCCGTGGAAGTCTGGCTCTCCTCCGCTTCGCCTCTCAATGATCCCTACTGTCGCGACCGTCTCGAATATCTCAGCGATCGTGGCTGGTGGATTTGCTACATCTTCATCGCGCGCCGCACTCGGGTTTTGGTTCCCGAAGTAGCAGACGAGATCGTCTCCTTCGTTGAGTTCGCCCGCAGTTCTCCAGCCGCCGCGCGTGAGCATCGGGTGATTCGGGGTTGCGGTGAACTCGCGGCCAGATTCCATGACGATGACCGCCATGTCTCCCTCGTACCACCGTCTCGTGACTGCCCGCACCACAGCACCATCAACAAGCGTCTCCGCGGGTAGACAGCGCGCGATCAGGGTGGAGCGGGTGACTGACGCCTGCTTCATGCCGGACCGGATCGCCTCGGCCGTGTCGGGGATCGACAGTCCGGCCTGGTACGACTGGCCGATGATGTCCATCACGTCGGCCTGGGTCGTCTCGGTGATGTTCGTGACCTGGCTGGCGGACTTCGCGAGCACCCCGCTGATGAGCGGGTTGTGGACGTCCCAGTTCAGCCCGGCCGCTTCGAGGACAGGGGTCATGGCGGACTTGATGAACGCCTGCCGGATCGGCTCGGTGCGCGCCTTGATCTCAGCGATCAGCGCGGTCACGTCGAGGACTTCGGCCGGGGCGGGCGCTGTCCACTGCGGCGGGGTCGGCGTCGCGTCCTGATCGCCCGCGGCGGTCAACTGGCGAACCCCGGTCAGCGGGAAGTCTGCGACCACCTGGTTGCCCTGCACGATCTTCAGCGAGTCGAAGTGGAGTGGCGCGCCGAGTGTGGCCGTGTCGGGCGGCGCAGTCGAGTCATCCCGGTAGGCGATCGTCCCGTGTGGCTGGTAGCCGTGGTTGCGCGCGTAGTCGGCGTCCGCGACTAGCACCGCCGTACAGACCGCCTGGCGCAGCTCGACAAGCCCTGGCACGTCGGGAAGAACGATCGCTGGTGTCCCGTTGCCCTGGTCTTGGAACGCGCCGACACCGCCGACTGTCCCTTCGAGCGGCGGGTGAGACGCTGCGACGCGGGTGAGTGCGGTACGTACGGCGTCGACGGTCTCCTCGTCGGTGTCTCCGAGGTACGCGAGCGTCACGTGGATGTCCTCGGGCTTCTCGCCTCCCGTCTCAGCGATTGCGGCAGCCTCAGCCGGGCGCGGAAAGAGTGCGATCATGGTTGAGGCGCTCGTGATGTCCGCAGCGGCCGTCAGCGCAAGTGACGCGAGCAGCGCGCGGCCTTCCTCCAACCCGATCGCACCGAGCGCGTCCCGGTCGGCACGGCGGGCAAGCGAGGCGGTGAGATGGTTCGTGACGCGGGACTGGAACGTGCGGGCCGCCTGCTCACCGGCCTGCTCTAGGATCGGCTGGATCGCGGCGGCGAGCTTCGGCTCCAACGCGTCGACGCGCTTCTGCGCCTCCGCCAGAACCTTGTTGTGGAGCAGAGGCGGGACGACCTTCGCGGGCGGCGCGGACTGCGGGGCGGCGTCGGCGGTCACGGCGTGGTCGGATTCTAGCCTCACCCATTCGTCACACACGTTCGACGGCGACACCGGCGCCCCGAACATCAGGCAGACGGCGTTCTCGTAGAACTTGCAGGTCGCGCAGGCCACGTCGGGGTCGTCCGATGCCCGGTAGTGGACGCGGGCCGGGATGCCGTCGTCCACAGGCTTGTCCCCATCTGTGGATTCGGCGAACGCCCGCTCGACGTGAGCCGCGACAATGGCAGGAAAGACGGCCTGGCGCGCATCTTCCGCAGTGGCGGGTTTGAGGATGTCGCTCAATCGAACCTCGTCGAACGCGGAGTCACGGACGACGCGAAACTCAAGTCCGCCCGGATTCGGGTTGGCGGCGGTAACGCGGGCGTTACTCGCAACCGTCCTGGCAGGGGAGACCGAGGCTGGAACGCCGCCGTCCTCCCAAGCGTTGCAGAGCCGATCTCCTTGCACGGTCACGTCGAACCGTCCGCACTGGTCGACCGTCCCAGCGCCGTAGAACGAGCACGTCGCGCACGAGACCGCATGGGTCGGCGCAGGCCGGTACTGCTCCGACGCGGGGATCGTCCCGCGCCCGTCGTTCACAGTTCGCCCTTCCACGACTCGATCACCTCTCGGAGCGCCCGTGCCTTCTCCGCCACCGCGTCCGTGATGAGCGCCTCGTCGGCGTACTCGATCTCGACGAGCAGGTCGAGTGCGGCGGCGGTGAACTCCGTCAGCACGAGCGACGGGCGCAGCCTCACGTACAGCACCGCTTCGCCCGGCACGGGCTACTTGCCCGCCGTCAGCAGTCCCTGAACGAACTGCGGGAACGAGTCCGGCATCAGTTGCGGCTTCAAGTCGTACAGCGTGCGGGCCGCGTGCTTCTCGATCGTGTCCGCAATCGACGTCTGCACCCCGTCGTCCGTGATCCCGAACACCCTGAGCGCGTCGAGGATCAACGTGCGGGCGCCGCCGACGAGGGCGGCCTCTGACGGGACGTTGGGGAGGTTCCGCACGCGCGCACGTCCCAGAGTGGCTGCAACGTCGCGTGCCGGGACGCCCTCTATCAGCGCGAGGGTTTCATCGTCGCGACGTGCGAGCGTCCGTAGGCGGCTTCCTGCGGCCTCACGAGCACGTAGGAGCGCCAACTGGGCGGCGCCCTGAACCATCACCGTCTGTGCCCGCTGCGCGGACGCCACGACCTCGTTGTCGACCCCGGCCGGGTCGTCCTTCGGCACAGGCGGCGTCTTCTCGACGTCGGCCGCCGTGACTCCGCCATCGCCTGTAGTGCCACCGTCTGGACCGGGCGAGACGAGCGTGTCCGAGTCCGGCTCAAGTTCGGAGTTCTGCCTGAGCGACGGGACGCCGTAGACAGCCAGCGACGGGTCGCGCAGCTTGACGCCGAGCCAACGGTTCCGCTCCTCCTCGGTCGGCGCGTCGTTGTCGCCGAAGTTCGCGACACCGCGCAGCGCCTCGTCACCGATGACGCCACGGTCGTGGAGGTCCTTCGCGTCCTTCGTGCGGTCCGGATGGTTGATGACCGCGGTCGCGTCGTACGCGATCACGTATTTCCCCCAGTCCGCGATGTTCTGATCCATCAGGTACGGGGACAGGTAGGCGTCCGTCAAGTCCTGCACGAGCGAATCCGCGACAGGCTGCAGGTGGTACTTCCACGTGATCTCGTCGATGTTCCAGGCGCTGTTGCCGGTGAAGAACGTCCGCCCGTCCCGCCGCGCAAGCCATGTGCGGTTCACCGTGGTGGGGCACCAGACGACTCCCGAGTAACTGACTATCTCGTCCGTGGCGCCGTCGTCGTTGAACTGCCGTCCGGCTTCCTGCGCCGCCTTGACAGGCCGTACCGCCAGAGAGCGCAGCGCCCGCACGACAACACCGCCATCGTGTGACGGTTGCCGGGAGGCGGCGCGGCCCGAGAGGATCACCGCAAGCTCGAATGCGTCGAGCCGGGCCGGGTCCTTCTGCCAGACGTCGAGTAGGCCGCCGCGGTAATGATGGCCGTCCCCCTGGCAGGAGACGTCGATGAAGAGTTCTAGTTGCGCCCTGCTCAGCGCCGAGATGAACTCCGGGCTGACGCATTTCGACGGCGCGATGTCGAGCAGGGGCTTCGACGCCTGCTGGTTCAGGTGGAAGACGGTGATGGGGACGCCGTGACTTCCATCGTTCTGCTGAATGGCCTCACGCCATGCCGGGACACCGAGCATCCTCGTCTTGCCGACCGATGGTCCGTAGAGACGGGTCAGGCAGCCGCGGATGCGCTCCACCCTGTCGGCGTTCCGGGTGTGGGACTGAGCGATCGACAGCGTCTTGCCTCGCGCGTGTCCTTCCGTCCAGAACCAGGCGGCAAGCTCTACTAGATCGTCCGGAACGACGGCAAGATTCTCGTCGCCCGCGAACGCACCCGTGATGATCGAATCGGCAGCGGTCAGGCGCTTCGTTGTCGTCCACTCCCGCGATACGTACGGAACCTTGTCCTTGTGCCGAAGCCGTGTAACCGGCCAGCGATGGTTCAGCGTCGTGAGCGAACTGTGCGTGCGACTCTCCAGCCGACGCATCGGCTCGTTCGTCACGCCAGCGCGATAGATGTCCAGAACGGGCTGCCACTCGGCGAGGCCGGTCTCGTGATTGAGAGTGCGTACGACGTCGCCCGTTTCGAGGTCGTCGTGCGTCACCCATCCTCTGTCCTTCGTCAGAATCTCCGTCGATTCGTCCGAGCACCAGTGGTTGACGTCGCCCAATCCGAGAAGGACTTCGGGCGGCATGTCGAGCGAGACGGCGAGGCGGCGGATGCACTCGTCGCGCAGCCCGGTCTCCGGGTACACCTGGGTCGGGTCGATGATCTGGAGATGGAAGACCAAGTCGGAGAGTTTCATCCCTTCAGGGACGCGCACACGGGCGACGAGCGGTACGACGGCCCCGGCGGTGCCTTCGTTGATGATCGGCTTCGTCATCGCCTCCGTCAGGTCGGCGAGGAACGGGTCCTCCTGCGGGTCCTCGTCCGGGGCGGCCTCTGACGGGGTGGTGGTGATCCGGTCGTCGATGAACAGGACGCCGGAGCCTGCGAGGCGTGACCGGGCGCGGGCACGGACGGCCTGCGTGAGGAGCACGTACTCCTCCAGGATGTCCAGGCACGCCATGACGGACGAGTCGGCCAGCGACGACCAGCGCGGATGCCGTTTCCAGATCCGGTAGGCGACCGCCGTGTCTGCGAGCGGCTCGAAGTCCTTGTCGGGGGCCGGGTAGAACTGGTTCGCGGGAAGCTGCGGCGCCTTGAAGCGGGTGTAGAGGCCCTCGATCAGCCGCACCTCGTCGGTGGAGAGCATCTCCCACTGTTCCAGCTTCGTCCGCTGGTTGATCGTGACGAGCAGATACGCCTCGCCGACGAGGAACATCAGGCGGCCGTAGTTCGCCAACAGCCCGGTGCGCCCGGTGCCGCCCGGGTCTTTGATCCGGGCGAGCGCGTCGATGACGACCTCGTTCTTCGTACGGACGACCTCGCCCGTCTCCTCGTCGATCTCCCCGGCGAACAACTCCAACTGGGCGAGTGCGCGGCTGTAGAACTGGGCGGCGTACTTGAGCGGCCCGACGATATCGTAGTAGCCCATCGCGCGTACCTGCCACGCCTGGATCAGTCGGCGCAGATAGGTCGCGTCGCCGTGCTGCACCAACTCCCCTGCCGCGGTGAGTGAGCCGGGCTGCTCTGCCCGGAGCCGATCCATTTCGGCCCGGACGGCGTTGTGGCGTGCGCTGACCCGATCAGGGGACGCGTCCTTATAGAGAACCGGGGTTGTGTCGCGGCGGCGACTGAACAGCGCCATGCGGGGCTGCTAGGGCTTCGGGGGGCCGTTGTGGGCCGACGACGCCTCGGCCGGGCCGTTCACAGGCCGCTGGGGTCCTGACCAGTAGTAGTCGGGCGTTCCTGGCCCTCCGCCGCGGCGTACCGGCTCGGGCGCTCCGGGACGTACCTGGCGGGCCACTGGCTCACGCCGCACCTGCGGGTTCTGCTGCGACCCGCCACAGTTGCACGGCATCTAGAAGCTCTCCCTCATGTCGCCTGCTCCTTCCGGCTATGCCGTTGGGGGTTGGTTCTTCAACGCCTGAGCCTTCGCCCCGGCGGTCACGCCCGTGTGGACTCCGAAGATCGCGATGGCCGCGACCGCGACGGGGGAGATGACGAGCATCGCCTGGGTGCCCGTGACGCTGCCGTGCCACGTCAAGGCTCCGAGGAGCGCGAGCACCCCGAGGATGACGAGGGTGCCTGCGACGACGAGGATGTTCGGGTTCGCGCCTGTGACGTTCACGCGGCAAATCGTACTGCGGCGATTCCAGACCCAAGACCGCGCCGGGAGTCGAACCCGGTTGTGCGGCTTTGCAGGCCGCCACCTAAGCCGTTCGGTCACGCGGTCAACGGAAGCTGAAGGAATCGAACCCTCGGGCTTTCGACCCGGCCTGGTTTTCGGGACCAGTTTGCCCCCACGGGCGCCAGCTTCCAGCGGCGGGGGTCGGAATCGAACCGACTCGGGCTATTGACCCTTACGCAGTTAGCGGCTGCGCTCCTGACCGTTCGGGTCCCCGCCGAGGCTACGCGCTACAGCGCGAAGATGATGACAGCGGGGTGATACTCGGCCAGGTCATTTCAGGAGCGCCCCTGCGAGTTGAACCCAGTTCTCAGCCTTATGAGGGCCGCGTGTTGCCGTTTCACTCGGGCGCTGCGCGAGATACTACCGTGAAGTCCACGCTGTCGTTGGTGTCCATCACGATGAAGGCGCGGTCTCTGAGACCTACCCGGACGAGTTCACCTACCAGCGCTTCAACGAACTCGGGGATGCTGTCGGGCGACTCGTCCGCGTCATCGGGAAGGGCGCTGTTGACGCGGATGATGAGCCGGTCGTCGGGGCCTACCCGGAGCGCTTCCGCGTTGACGATGCGAACCTCGGTCACGGGTCGATGAACCTCGACCAGGCGCCGACGACGGTGCTGAGCGCTAACGGGACGGCCGCGTACAGCGTCCAGCGCGGCTCGAACCGCCACGCGACATATGCCGCCGTGCTCAGCCACAGGCCGGAGCAGTACGAGCACGCAATCAGGTCTGCGAGCCACTGCCGCCGGTACGTGACGGTGTTCTGTACCTGCTCATTCGTGACGCCCAGCCGGGCGTTCGTAGACCCGTTGCTTGTGTGCTGCTCCCCGGTCGCCCAGGCGCGCACACGGATCAGGTACGGCATGTGGTCCCAGCCGATGAGACGAACGAGCCGGAAGACGGCGAGCGTCAAGATGACCGCGATGTACGGATGTGGTGTCACTCGTCGTCCTCCTGATCGTCAAGCCAAGATTCCGGGAACGTGTACGGGCGCCCCGGGTCGTCGTAGCGGATGCCGCCCCGACCGGTCTTGACCGATGGAAGCGAATCACGAATCGGCCGCTTCAGCCCGTCGACCATGACTAGGTCGTAGTAAGGGGCGACGGGCGCGCACAGACCGCCGGACGCGATCATCGACCGCGACAGCACCGTGTTCTCGACAGGGACAGGAGGCCCAACGTCGTAGTCGATCCACTCGGCGTCGGTCTTGGCTGCCGCTGCGGGCAGCTTGCCTAACGCGAG